CGACAGATTTTAGTTCTTTCATTAATGCCGATTTGGCAGCCCTATCTTTGCGGTGCGGTCTTCCGTAGGAGCCGAAGAGTTTTTCCATTGCATCGTTCCATGCGTCAACCAGTTCGTCATCGGACATTTCTGATGCATTCTTACCGGACATGGCTCCAACAGGACCAGAATCGTCATAAGAAAAATTCATCTCCCTGTATGCATAGTCAATATTTTTAACTAATTCTCTTTGACTCATTTCGTCATCAAGGCGCATTTCAAGTTCGTTGTAATCAATTTCACCAGATTCTAATTGACTCGTAATTTCATCAATAGAATCAAATGAGCGTATTTCGTTGGCTCTTTCCCTGTCTACAACATTCAATCTTCTTCTTATGTTTTGTTGACTTGTTGAATGTCTTTGTGCAAGCTGTGATATTGCCTGTCCTTCTGGAACAGAGGAGATAAGTTCTGTTAACTCATTATAAATCTGTATGTTGTACAAATTGTCAATGTTTCTTTCTTCTGTGTTTCTTGGTCTTACATATCTGCCCATTTTCCCAAAAGGAGAGGAATTCATTTCTGGGTCAAAAGGAATGTTTCCAGAAATCTCGTATTCATTGTTTTTTAGTCTTGTAATAGAGGCGCCAAATTCGTCAATGTATGGACCGTTTGCAGTTTTGTTTATTCTCTCAAGTGCGGCGTACCTGTCAAGAACATCGTCCAGTTGTGAATCGTTCCTGTTGCTCGAGTTGGTTATTCTAGAAAGCAATCTCTTCGATTCAGCCATTCTTTGCGATTCTGGCATTGATGAGTATGTTGAATCATGCTTATTTGGTCTCCAGAAATCTGTTGGAGAATAGTTTGGAACACGTGAAGCATTCAATCCAAGCGCACCAAATGGCCCAGTATCAAAACTATTTATTTGATTTTTTCTGCTCGCTCTAGCAAGTTTTTCTTTTGCCCTGTTGTAAGCTGCAATGTCCGAGGCGCTAGCAATCGCAAAGCCTCTCCTATCTGCACCTATCTTGCGGCTTAGGTCTTCTAGTAAGTATGGCAATGATGTAGGTATCGGCTCAGATGTTGACCTTACGGCAATCATGTATGGGTCAAATATTTTTCTTTGACCGTCCGATTTATCTGTTGCATGTAGAGATACATCCCCATTTGTGTTTTTGACAAACTTAACAAGTTCTACTGCATAGACCTTGTTCCCATATGGAAACTCTGCATCAATAACGTCCCTGTCAGCAGTAGCAAGCGTGCTCGCAATGGTTCCCTGGTTGTCGTCAAGCGAAATGAGTAGCGTTCTTTCCCTAGCACCTCGTCTCAGGGAAATCGTTTTAGCAACTACATCGGCAGTTGTTCTTTGCCTTTCAGTCTGTCTTTCCCTTGGTTTTTCTTGCTCTTCTCGTGGTTGTGTTCTTTCCCTCTGGCCCGATTCCTCTTCTCTTGGTTTCCTTTCGCCAGCACCTTCGTCCCTTGGTCTTCTGGTGGAATTATCACGAGGTCTAGATGCTCCAGGAGATTCCCTACCTGGTCTTCTTGTCTCGGTCCGCTCGCCTGTCTCAGCTTCAGGTTTTGGCTTTTCGGACTTTCTTCCATACATTCTGTCGGTTCTGAAATTCTTTTCTTTCCCATCTTTTTCATCTATTCCAACAATGTAGGCACTGATAACTTTGCCGTCCCCCCCAAAGCGCTCTTCGTATCGTGGCTCGGTGACTGTCCTTTTCTCTGGTCTATCTGCATCCGGCTTTAAGTATTCAAAAGAAATCTTAAGACCGGAATCCCTTGCATCGGTAATCGCTTTCTTAATATCCGATTCAGTAAAGTCTTTTGCCAGAATTATTTCTGAGTCTGTCTCTATAACTGGTGTTGATGAATTTAAGCCAAGACCGTAAAGTCCAAGTTTTTCATACTCTTCTTTAAGTTCTTGTGCGGTTACATTCTCTCCAGCTTTTCCTCTTATGTCAGCCTCGACATCCCATGGTTTTGCCGAAATCATAACTCCGTCTGTTGCCGGATGCCTGCCTCTTTGGGTTCTAATTTTTTCAACTGTTTCATCAAAAATTTCACCAAGTTCTTCTTGTGGCCAGTCGCTATAGGAGAACAGGTCACCAGAAACTGGGTGATTCCATTTGATTAAATTGCCATTTTCGTCTTCGGCAACCAAAAACACAGGACCGGTAGAATTTACGCCAACATTCTTGTGTCTGTATTTTGTTACCTCACCAGTCAGTTTGTTTACATATGTAGATGAAATTTTTCCATCGTCCCCAATTTCCGATTTGTCAATATTTGTCCCTCTGCCGCCAACTGTTTGTGCAGCTTGACTTGGTGATGATTGACCAGCCTGCCTGGAAGCTCTACTTTCAGCCATTCTTTGTCTAGTAAGGGTGCGCATTCTGTCCCATTGCTCTGGCATCAACCCGCCGTCAATGTCGTATCTGTACAGTAATTTTTCAATATCTGCGTCGTCTTGTTCAAGCGTTCTTGCTGCGTTGACCAATCTTTTTCCGTCTTCTGGGTCTGCGCCAAGCAGCTCGCCGGTCTCTCTGTTTACTCTGAGTACAGCTTCTTCTCCTGGGGCAAGAGTGTAACCTCCGTCATTGTTTTCAAACTTGTCAATCAATGATGCGGCATACGACCATTGCCTATCCGAAAGTTTTCCATTTTTTGCATACTGGAAGTACATGTCGCCGAGTACTGAATAATTTTTTTCTGCACCGGTCAAGTCTTTTTTGTCTTTTGAGTCAGCGGCTTCTCTTAGGGCAGCAGACTGCTCGCTATTTCTTAGCGTATGAATTTTTTCTATGACAGCCGGTCCAAAGTCTGGGGTATCTACATCTTTTGTAACAATCAAATCTGGGGAGGTACCCTGGTATCTCCACTTCCATGAGTTTTGTGTCCAGAATTTTTCTTCGGGCCCACTCTCAAGCCTTCTAACTTTTTTATTTCTAATAAGTCTTCTTGCTTCTCTTTCTTCTTCATCCCAGCTTTCAGACATATCGGCTGTTGCAAAAATTTCTCCGCTTATTTTGAAGTGTGAAGGCTCTCCGTCATATCCGCTCTTATTGTTCCATGAAACAATTCGTGAACCTTCTCGTGGCGATGTAGAGCTATCTATGGAGCGCAAAGTTTCTGTTCCGTCTGGATTCAAGAACAAACCCTGTGGTTTCATTTCATCATCAAGGAACACTCCACGTTCTGCGGCTCGAGCCATAGCTTGTGCTTCATCATTTGTGACAAATGAGTACTCTGGGGTTTCAACCACCATGTAGTTGGTCTCCCCATCTTCTGCCAAAAGCTTTCTTCCTAGAATTTCATGGAGTTCTGGTTGATTGAATCCGCGCACTCTACGGAGGTATGGCTTTTCCTGCATTGACACACCATCAGACAGGTCATCAGTGAGGTCGTATTCCTCTACTTGGCCATCGTCACCGTTTGCGTAAATACGTGTTTTATTGTTTTGTCTTATTGCCATTGAACCAACTGGACCATCAGAGAAATAATCGTCTATCTCGTTGTCAAGCTGTGTTTTCCCAACATACTTTTTGTACAGGCTCCCGTCGCTGGCATCGGCTTCAAGAAAGAATCCTTCATCGTCAATTCCGTACCTCGTGTTTGATACAGAAACGGGTTTTGAAGTTGAGCCATCTGCTTTTCTAAGAGTTCTCATAGACTTTGTTAATCTTGAATCAACATCTTCAATTTTTAAATTAAAGTCTTTGGCAATGTCCAGATTTGTTGCACCGTAGAGTTTTTGGGAGAGCACATCCCTGTCTGTTCCTTCGAGCAGGTATCCGTGTTCTCTCATCAAGTAACGAATCTCGGAGCGTTCTGGGGTCTCTGTAGCCGAAAGAATTGTTGCTTGTGCTTTTACAATTTGAACGACATCATTTCTTGAAATATCGTTGTCTTTTGCTATTTGCTCAATTGGCGAATTCCCAAAACTTGAGTAAACATTTCTCATTAGCTTTTCAGGGTATGAACTCTCTTCATTATTGTTATTACTAATGATTCTGTCAATTGCTCTTATTGCACCTGACGGACCGTCTGGAGAATTATTACCAGAATAAGGCTCTCCAGTTATTGAGAAGTTACTCAAGAAACTGTTTATTATGTTTGGAAGATACTCATCAAGCTCTGGGTCGTCGGGGTTGTTTTGTTTTAGGTAACTCTTCTTGCGACCAGTTAGGTCAAAAACTTCAGATGTAAAACCATCTGGCAACGGTTTTTTAACTGAATCAGTGTCTAGTGTCTCACTAAACCCAATACTCCTAGGACTGCTATCTCTTCCTTTTAAATCGTCGACAGACTCGGCTGCCCCTATTGACTCCGTCCATTTTGCATTGGTCATTGAGCCAACCGGCCCATTGTCAATTACCATGGAGTCTTGCAACTTTCTCATTGCAATTTGTTCTTGCCGTCTTACGGTCTGTCTATCTGTTCCAAGTCTCTCTGCTGCTTCTTGAAGGGTCTCTCCGTCAAGCCTTCTTTTCATCAAACTTGTCTGTGCGTCAGTAAGCGTCGACGAAGGGTCGTCAAGCATTCTTCTTGTCACTCGATTGGGACTGTTTTCATCCATGCCACGAAGTTTTGACATGTGCCTTAGCTCAAGCTGTCTTGCCTTTTCCCTTGTTATAGAGAATTGTGAAGCTGCTTCGTTAAGAGAAATTCCATCGTTATCTCTTGCTAGGAATATTTGTCTTCCAAGCTTTTCTTCACGCATTTGTCTTTTTTCTCTTGCTGAGAAGTTTGAGCTGCTTGGTAAAGCAGACATTGCCCCACGTGGTGAGTCAACATCAACAACTCCAGCCTCTTCTGGTCTTTTCACATATGGGAGGTCTCTGTTGCTTCTTTTTCCAATTTCGTTTACATATCTTTCTACTGTTCGTGGAGAGATATTAAATTTGCGCGCAACCTGTTCGTATGCTTTTTTTGTATCTTTGTTTTTTGAAACAGCGTTGAATGCATTGAATACCTTTTCGGCGGTATCCATGTCAATTGGTCGCTGTTCTTGCGAGAATCTTCTTCCGGTCGACATGCGACCAGCTGGTCCACCAGAGACCCTCTGGGGCACTCTTTCTGGGACCTCAACTGGAAGTGGGGTTCTTTCTGGCTGTCTCCGTGGTACGCGCTCAGGAACTCTTTCAGGCTCTCTCTGGGGGACGCGTTCTGGAACTTTTTCAGGTTCTTTTTCAGGAACTGTTTCTGGAACTTTTTCAGGTTCTTTTTCAGGAACGATAACTGGTCTCGCTGGTTTTACGTCTGGTTTGACTGGCTGTACTTCTGGAATCTCTTCTGGAATTGTGACTGGTTCCGGGACAGAAGGCATATCTGCTTCTCCCGGTCTTCTAGTACGTTTTGGCTTTTTGGGAACATTAAAATCGCTTCCAGGGGTTGGGTCGATAACGCCACGTCCCCTGTTTATTGTTGTAATTCCCTCAAGAACATATGGGTCGTTGTCTGCGTTTCTTGCAGTAAAGGCATTTGTGTTTCTTGGCTTTTTGCCGATTGCAGCACCAAGAGCTTTTTGTTCAAAAGAATCAAAAAAATTTGATAGAGCCTTGTATGCCGCAACGCTGACTTTGTCAATATTCGGAACAACAATTCCGTTTTCCAAAACTTTTACATCAAATGAGTGGTACTCAGCAATTGTATTAATTATTTCAAAAGCTTCAATTTTTTCTGCATTGTTTTCCGGCAACAAGAAAAGATGCTCTCCGATATTTGCAGATTTAAACTCATCAAGAGTGCTCAAGTTGTTTGGTATAGAGCAAGATGTGTCGCCTTTTGAACAATCGTCACAACATGCTTCATGTGGCACTGCAGCCGAAGACATTGCATCGTAGAGGCTTCCGTTTGTTTGCCCCATTGATACAATCATTGCGTTTGGGGTTCCGTTATCACCCATTCGACTACCGTTTGAGTTGTTCGTAGGTATATAAACGGTTTCTGGTCTTACTTGTTGCGCCGTTCCAAACATGAATTCGTCGCCATCAAAATAATAAGAAACTCTTAATGTCTCAACTGAGACGCCGGCTCCCATTTCAAAAATTGCAATGTCGTTGTCTGCGTTAACCAGTCTTACGGCTCCGCCAAAATGAGACGCCAATGCCCTTGTAAGGTCGGCGGCGCGTCCAACAACAGAGTTCTCTCCATTGTTCATTGCTTCATATATAGCAGTTACATGGTTTTTTGTTTCCGAATCATTGCTATCATCTTTTTTCTTTGTGTTGCTATAGCGCTCAAGTAGTCTTCTTCCCTTGGCTGCAAGTTCTGCGGCATCCGCAGCATTCTTTGGAACTGGTTCGCCCCACGCAGAAGCAGAAAGGGCTAGTCGTGTTGGTTCTCCGTTTGGTTTCTTCATTGGACCAGAGGGATTTGTAAAAAATCTTGTCAGAAAAGAACCTTTGCGACGCATCTTTTCCGGTGTGTCTGCTGGACCCTTAACTCCTGGTTTAAGATTTGCGCCTTCGGTCCTCTTGAAATGAGCACGACCAGCTGCGGTCAAACCACCATTTGGGTCGCGTAACTTTGCTCCTTTTTCTTCGATTGGAACACAGTTGGGAACCATATTCCCATTCTTTCCCTTTTTCATTCCTTCTTGTCTGTATCCATCCCAACAAGGTCCACCCTTAACCTCGCCACCCTGTTCATCAGACTTAATAGAAATTGTCCCCGTCAACTGGTTTGCACCATGAAGTACTGGGGAAACTTCATACAGCTCAACCTCTTTTAGAAGATTTGCTTGCTGTGTTGGGTCAAAGACTGCATCAAGGGTTTTATAACCAATTGACCATTCCTGCTCAAGCCCAAAGAACGAAACATTTGCAAATGCCTCTCGTCCTCTTTCGGCTTTAAGGTTGAATTGAACTCTCGTATAAAGACCACCGACCCCAGCTTTTCTCATCTTTGCTGGAAGACGTGGGTCGTTTGGACCAACTTCATAGATTTCCAAAACTTTACCAATTGGCTCATTCCAATTGTGGCCCCATACAACTCGAGGTTTTCTTCTCTTCAAAGAGTTTGTGAAACAACCAGGAAGGCAAATATCGCCAACAGAGTCTTTATTACCAACGCCAGCAGCAAAACACTCGACTATACCGAGAGCTTCGTCAATATTGAATTGCCCTGTTAGGGACTTATATTCGTAGTCGGCTGATGTTTCTTGCATGTTTGTCATAGTCACCTAGTCATCAATGATAAACGAGTTGCTCCCGTTTTTGTGAAGCTTTTTATTTTATTTATATAAAGTTGGTTGTGTTTATATAAATCAATCTTTATCAAATCTCAATCTACATCTGCAGTTTATTGTTAGATGAGGTGGGGCGAATGGGTCTCCTGGAAACCTCAACAATGTCCCACCCATATCAAACGCTTCTAGTACGCCAACCGACTTACCATGTAGGCCGGCGTGTTCTGGTCTAACTTTTGGGTCTTTTTCCGTAATCCATGTTTTTGTCATTGCTCCTATTGAGCGTCCGGACAAATAAGTTCCTGCGTTGTACGCAGTTTGCCCCTCGTGCTCAGCTATGAGTCTTTTCCTCTTCATTAATAGATTTATAAAAATAGCTAAAAGGGCAGCTTTTAACATTCCGACTTTATCTTCTTCGTCGGACATTGACGAAGCAACAAGAACGGCTGCTGCAACCTCAGATGCTGTGGTGGAATTTACATTTTCCATCCGCTCCATCTGTGAATCAAGATGTTCTTTTACTGCATCCTCATCCATCTCTGCCTGCATTGATGCTTCTTGCGACACAACACTTGAGGCGTCATTCATTATTCCGCTAAGTATTGGTCTTATGTCTTCGTTCATCTGTTTATTCCATACGGCTACGTCAAATATCGATTCTGGGTCAAGTGACTTCGATTCAATATTTTTTCTAGCTTTACTCCCAGCAGCTTTTTCCATAATTACTCTCTGCTGTCTTTCAAAAAATCTTTCAAGTGATGCGTCAAGTATCTCAAACCAACTGTCCGATGATTATACTGCTTTGAAATCCCATTCATCAGATATGTAAGAACCCGCTCCACCGCCCTCTTCTTTTGTCTGTGGCCCACCCATAGCTGTTGCTTGTTGAGCAGCAATTGCCTCTGCTGTCAAGGCTGATGTCATTCCCTCAGACGGACCGCCCTGTGGGGCTGCTTGAGGACCATATGCCGGAATTGGTATTTCTTGAGGAGCTGCTGGTGCCCCGGGGGTTGGTGGCATTCCGGGTACTGGTGGCATCCCGGGAACTGGTGCACCGCCTCCCATCATGTCAAGTTGTCCCTGCTGCGCTGGTTCAAACTTTTTATTTGTGTATCCGATTGGCGTCAAGTTTGGATTAGCAAGCATTGCATCCATTAGCTCGGAGTCAATTTTTCCGCGCCCAGCACCTTCTCTATATTCGTTTCCACTTATCAAACCACTTTGGTATTCATTGAGAAGGTATCTGTCTCGTTCCTGCTTATAGAGAACTAGAACTGGAACATCAGTTACATCAAAGTCAATGTAATATTCTGGGTGAAGTTCGTCCAACCCACGAGCCAGTGTTTCTAGGTGCGGGAGCATTGTTTCATTCCAAAAAACTTTATGTTCTTCTGAGGCGTTGCTAAATGTTCTTCCGGAAGCATTACCAATAACAGATTCGGGAACTCCAAAAGCTGCGAGTATTTCTTCTTTTTGTATCTGACGCATTTGCACATAGTTTGCATCTCGGGGTGATTGACCCGTATCTACAAAATCAACACCTTCGTCAGAAGAGACAACAGTTACTGCGCCGGCCCTATTTATGTTTCCTCTAAAACGACTTCTCAATTCATCTTTGTCGTCATCATTAATTTCTCCCCTAACAACAAGAAGGCCACCTGGTCGACCATCATTAAGTAAGAAATTTCTGTTGTATATTTTTGACAAGTTCTCAATCTCTATTGCGATACCGGCAGCTTCCATTGGGGTTAATGAAAGGTATGGGTCCAGTGGGTGTGGTTTTCTAATCCACACAACATCTTCTGGTTTGAGAATTACTTTTGTGCCATTGCGCATATCAACTTCAAAACCTGAAACAAATCTTTTCGGACAAGGTATTGGAGCAGTGTGTTGCGGTGGCAAAAGTTGCAGCGCAATTAGCTGACCATCTCTGCCTCTTACTTTTTCAATGAATGCCCCACGGGACGACATAAGCAATTGAGATGAGAGCCTGTATCTAAAAACAAATGAGTTCTCACCCATGTTTGATTTGGTGTTTAGTAAGTTGAGGATGCTCTCATCTGACTCTCGAATAATTTTTCCATTTGGACTATTGTTCTCCCGCAAAATAGCTGGCAATCTTGATTGATTTCCTGCAATTGCATCTATGCACCTATTAACCCAAGTTACCTTTTGGAAACCTTCACGGTACGCTCTTTCAATATCCCACGAGTCCCTGTAGGGCTTACCAACCATTGAAGGGTTGAACGCAACCGGCGCTCCTGGTCCAAGTGCGGACTTTTGTTGCGACTGGTCAACTGACTTATTTTGCGATGGGTTCCAAGGCATTATGTACTTTTACTCCATCCCAAGTAAGATTCCGACTGCACCACAAGCAACACCAAAAGTAATAAAACCAGCTGGTGGAGATATTAAAAATGTTCCTACGCTCACAAACAGTATAAATGAAGCAATCAATATGTTGGCGATGGTATTCCTTTGGGTCATTTTTGAAGCAAAAATGCCTATTGCTTTTGTCATTTTTTGAAACTTTTTTTCGCTAGGATTAGCTTGTGCCATAGTAATCTAAACTTAGCACGACTAATCGACTTGGACGACAATGACAAACTGGCAAAAAGTTTTAGAATACCTAGAACCAAGAAAACCTTATTTTTGCCCTGAAACGCCATCTATTACCCAGAAAGTATTCCTAAGAACATATGCGCTAGAAGCGTTTTTTGGAGGTGCTGCTGGTGGTGGTAAGAGCAGTGCTCTGCTTATGGCGGCAATGCAGTATGTGGATGTGCCAGGTTATTCGGCCATTCTTTTTAGAAGAACATATTCGGACCTTTCTCTTCCTGGGGCCCTCATGGACCGATTCAAATCATGGGTCGGCGGGGTTGAGGAGATAAGTTGGAACAACAACACATATGTGGCAACATTCCCATCTGGGGCAAGAATCTCATTTGGTTACCTAAATAACACCAACGACTACCTCAGATACAAGGGTTCCGAGTTCCAGTTTATCGGTATGGACGAGGTGACTGAAATACGTGAGTCTGATTACAGGTATTTGTTTTCCAGACTTAGAAGACCCAAAAGTGGCGAGCTCTCCAAGGTCCCACTGAGAATGCGTTCTGCATCAAACCCTGCCCCCAACTGGGTTAGGCAGAGATTCATAGTTGAAGGAGTGGATGCTGGAAGAATTTTTGTTCCATCTCTTCTTACCGACAACCCAGGTGTTGACCCAGAATCATACAGACAGGCGCTCGCAGCTCTTGACCCAATTGAAAGAAGACGATTGGAGGAGGGTGACTGGTGGGCCACAACCCTAGGAAGCCTTTTTGACAGAACATCCTTTGTGATAATTGACCAATCAGAGGTCCCTCCAGTTGGCGGGAATGCTAGGGCTGTTAGGTTCTGGGACCTTGCTGCAACAGAACCTTCTGGTAGCAACCCAAACCCTGACTGGACCGTAGGAACATTGGTGCTGTATGACTCCGGGGTTGCCTATGTCCTAGATGTCAAAAAAGCAAGGGTAAAGGGCGACAAGGTTGAGCAAATGATAGCCCAAACCGCAGCGGAAGACGGGCCAAATGTGTCAATCAGAATGGAGCAGGAACCAGGCTCCTCCGGCAAGGCGCTGGTTGACCAATACGCAAGATATATACTCCAGGGTTATGATTTCATGGGAATTCGCTCAACTGGTGACAAACTAACTAGGGCTCGACCGTTCGCTGCAGCCGTAGCCAACGGGAATGTCAGGGTTGTGCGTGGTCCATGGTTGAGCGATTGGCTTGACGAAATGTCATCCTTTCCTGAAGCCTGTGACCACGATGACCAGGTTGACTCGGCTGTTGGAGCTTTTACATTTTTAGCTGGTTTGGGCTTGCCTTATCGTCGTCCTACCAGTATCATCATCTAATACAGATTACACCCCTATTAAAAAAGAGGAAAAATGGATACTGAAGTAATTTTTAATGCAGAGCAGTTGGCCGCCCAGGTTTCGGAAATATCCAAGAAACTTATGGATGTTGATAGGAATTTTTCGGCCGCCAGGGAACAGGGCGTAGATATTGAAGAATTGTGTACATCTCTCACGATTTTGAATTTTCTCAAGCAGGAAATTTCATCCGTCTACGACACGGCTGCAAAAATAGTTGCGGACAAGATGGGCTCCGTCCCAATGATTTCCTTAGGTGATGGAACCACTATTGAAAAGAAATCTGGTAGTGACCGCAAATCCTGGGACCACGATGGACTAGCATCAATCGTTACACGTAGGCTCGTTGAGATGTCAACCGACCTTGACTCAGGTGAAATGAATTCGACCATTGACGACATCGCTTCTCAGCTGCTACGTTTTGTCCAGCCCTCTTATTGGCGAATAAAAGAATTATCAAAAATTGGTATCAACGCAGACAATTACTGTCAGGTTTCAGACGAAGTAAAAACAAGCATAATTATCCGAAAGGCAAAATGATGAGCAACGAAATTTATCAACTTTTTACAGAACCATTCCCACAAGAAATGGAGCGCACACTCAATAAGGGTGGAACTTCTTTGACCTACATCCCAGTTAGCGAAGTGGTTAACAGGATGAATAAGGTTGTTGGTGTTGGAAAATGGTCGCTGAAAGTCCAAAGCTTTGTTGAAATTGGTGACTCAGTCGTCGCACATGTGACAGTGGTTGCAACCATTGATGGCGACGAAGTCACTAGGGACGGTGTTGGTGGCCAAAAAATCAAGCGGATAAAGGCAACCGGTCTTGCTGTTGATTACGGCGATGAGGTAAAAGGTGCAGTGTCTGATGCATTCAAAAAGGCTGTGCAAACATTTGGAATCGGTTTGTATCTTGCTCGAAGCGAAGACGCAATTGAAATTGAGCAGGTAATGGACGCTGAGGTTTTGCGACCTGCGGAACCAGTAGATACCGAGAAGCTTGAGATGTGGAGCAAATTCATGTCAATGACAAAAAAAATGACACCAGAACAAAAAACAACTCTTCGTAAAGATTGGGAGACATATAGCAACAATGCTCCGGTGCCAAGCAACGCAGCCAGTCTCACAAACGAGCAGATGATTTTCCTTATTGAGACTGTTGTAAAAATTGAGTTCAATGGGCAGTTGGCATCGGAAGCAAAGTGATAACCACCACTGAACTGCCATACGAGCTACCTCCGTACTTATCACCATCTTCAATATCAACGTATGTTCAATGTCCATTGAAGTACAAGTACTCCAGGGTTAATAAGCTCTCAGAACCACCAACAGAAGCAACGCTGATGGGTAATTTTGTTCACGATGTCCTTGAGTATTTTTATCTAAATGTTGAACCAGTAAACAGGGGTGTTGCTACATTAAAAAATGTTAGTTCCTCTGTCTGGACAAGTGGAGAATGGGAAGAAAAAGTCACTCCGTTTATAAAAGATGGACTGAACACTTTTAGGTGGAACTCCTGGTGGTGTCTTGAAAATATTTTTAAAGTTGAATCACCGGTTGACGTAATTCCGTCTGGAGTGGAAACTGAACTCAACGGAAGTATTGGCGGTTTCAACATCAAGGGATATATTGATAGGTGGTCAACCATTGATGGGCTGACAACAATTTCTGATTACAAAACAGGAAAAACTCCAAAAGCTAGATATGTCGGAGACAAATTTACTCAGCTGCTGATTTACGCAATAGTTTTGGCGGATACAAAAGATGTCAAAATAGACCTAGTCGAGCTTCTGTACCTAAAAGATGGAACTAAATTTTCTCAAAAATATACAGAAGAAGATGCTGAAAAGGTATCTAAAATGGTTGAGGATGTTGGAATCAAAATAGGAAATTCTTTTGATGCAAATCAATGGGAAGCAATACCTGCCGTTCTCTGTAACTGGTGTTATTTCAAGCGAGACCTATGTGAATATTGGAATAAAAAATAAGGAGATTAAATGAATACCGTTTATCA